TTCGATTCAGTGGATCCGATGGTGTTGGAGACTTCTCTGTTGGCGCACTTGTTGAAGCAAAGGTTGACGGAACGCCTGGATCAGGCGACCTCCCAACAAGACTAGAGTTCTCCACTACCGCCGATGGTGCGAGCAGCCCGACGGAGCGGATGAGGATTGATAACGCTGGGATAACAATGATTGGCGGTGGCGCCGCAGAGACAAATGGCAGCATTACGATCTACCCAAATAACAGTAACGGGGGTGCCCAAGCTGTATGGAATAGGGCTTCAACAACGGGAGGTACAACTGCGTTTAATTTCAAGAATGGTGGCACCCAGGTTGGAACCGTCGTTTATTCAAATACTGCAACTGCCTACAACACCTCATCTGACTACCGACTCAAGGAAAACGTCGTTCCGCTCACGGGCGCCATTGATCGCTTAAACGAACTTCAGGTTTACCGATTTAACTTTATTGCTGACCCTGATAAGGCAGTCGACGGTTTCATTGCCCACGAAGCGCAAGTCGTTGTCCCTGAGTGCGTTACTGGCACCAAGGATGAAGTAGATGCTGACGGCAACCCTGTCTACCAAGGCATCGACCAGTCCAAGCTGGTGCCATTGCTGACCGCTGCGCTGCAGGAAGCTCTCGCCAAGATCGAAACCTTGGAGGCTCGTTTAACTGCGGCAGGCATCTAAGTCCTACTCTCTAATCACCTTCAAAAGGCGGGCAACCGGCCATTCCCAACAGATTGCACCACCATTAAACTCCCACAGAACCAGTGATCATCATGGCCAAAGCTGCTGCACCCGAAGCACCCCCCACGGTCTTCACCTGGCGCATTGCCAACCTGGAGCGCGAAACCGAAGATGGTTTCGTGATGACGGCACACTATACGATCAATGCTGAAGACGGCACCTACAGTAGTGGTGCTTACGGCAGCCTTGGTTTTGAGCGTCCTGACAAGCTGATTCCTTTTGCCGACCTCACCGAAGAGATGGTGATTGGCTGGGTCAAAAATGCCTTTGGCGCCGAGAAGGTGGCTGAAATTATGGCTGCCCTGCAGAATCAGATCGACGAACAGCGCCATCCGAGCAAAGCTGCGGGCGTGCCCTGGTCGTGACCAACCACGCCTCGATCATCGGCGGTCTATTGGCGCTGCTAACCGCAGTGATTGGCACGACCGTCGCGATCGATTCGCGGTATGCCAAATCTGCCGAGGTGCAGCAGCAGTTCTGCCAGGCTCGCAAACAGTCGCTGCGAGACCGCATTTTTGAGCTTGATTTAAAAAGTGACAAGTCTGCCAGCGACAAGGCACTGCGCGAATACCTGATGCAGCAGCTTAGAGACGGGTGTTGACAATCGACTGATCAGGCATGATAGGCTGTGACCTGTCACGCTTTATCACGATGCCTCAACTCATGGATGTCTGGGAAGCCTTCAAGGCTGAACGCAGCATCACCGTGTGCCCTACCAGCATGGGCACAGATTATCGACAAGTAACGAACTGGCTTAAACGCAGCCCCATTCAGGATCTGGATCAGGCCAGACAGATTTGCATTTGGATGCTGCAGCAAGAGCCTGCGCCATCGGCTCGCAAGGTGGTCATGTACATTCGCAGCATGTGCAAATGGGCAGCGTCTGAAGATATTGGCATGCTGGAGAAGAATCCTGTGGCCAACTTTCGCATGCCCAAGCAATCTCAGCATCGCTGCGAGATCATGATCATACCGCGTGACAAAATCCAGCTGATTTTGGCGGCGCTGTCACATAAATTCCACCACAAGAGCATCGACTGGTCGCTCTACGCAGAAACCATGCTGCAAACGGCAATGCGGACGGGCGAGGTTCGTGCGCTGCGATGGCAAGACATCAAAAATGATCGCATTTTGGTACATGCGAATTACACGTTGACGCATGGCTACAAATCGACCACCAAAACCAACAAGCCGCGGTGGGTGCCCATTAATGATCGCTTTGGCGAGATCCTGGACTCACTACCCAAGGATTCAGAATACATCTTCCCCTGGAATCGCTTGGCATTCCAGTCGTATTTTGCAAAGCGGATGACCGAGCTGCACGACGCTGGTCTGATCGAAGAGTACTACCGTCCGTATGACCTGCGGCACGTCGCGATCAGTCGCTGGATCGAATCTGGAATTCCTGTCATGCAGGCCGCAAAATGGGCAGGCAACACGAGTGAGATCATCTGGAAACACTATGCGAATGTGACTCAGGAATATACAATGCCTGTATTATGATATGACATCATGGTGGTCAGGGCAAAAACTGGCGTTTCTCGCATCGAGCACAAGCCAGGGCCGCCTAAGACCACTCGACAGGGCTATGGCCAGCACTCCAGGCCGCGGCGCAGAGGGCGCAAACCGATGCGTGGGCAAGGCAGATAGTGGATGTCAAAACACGCGAGAATTGGCGCAAGGTCAAAGAGGCCTTGGAGCAAGCAGGCAAAACAGATAACTACATGTATTCACGCGCTGTGGCCATCGTCCGCACGGGCAGCGATCCTGGAATTCCGGACCTACTTAGACTGGGTGGGAGTTCTTTGAATCATGATTGAGATCTGGGCTGCCATAACTGGTGCTTCGATCTCGATCGGCGCTATGAGCTTCATGGGATTCTCGAGAAGGAATGAAGAGGGTCGCGAAGCTGTGGTACGTCTCACCACCGCCGTCGAGCATATCGCCACCCAGCTTGAAGTTTTGCACGTAGACATGAAGGAGGACAGGCGCGAGACCTTCAACCGGATCAGCGGTGTCGAGCAGAGAATCTCTAAGCTGGAAGCAAGGCCTAATTGCCAAACCTGATGGACCCCACCACACTCGCCACTATCGCGATCATCGTTGCAGCTGGCTCCGAGATCATCGCCCTGCTGCCGATCCGCCAGAACAGCTGGGTGCAGCTGCTGGTTCGCGTGTTAAAGCTTCTATTCCCCAAGCGCTGATATGGGCAACGCAGCCGCGATCACGCTGCAAACGCTGTTTAGATACTACAAAGGATTGCCACATCAAACCGCGGCGATCAGCCTGCTCGAGCAAGATCTTGCCGCAAACGGCTACAAAGCTGCAATGCGGCGCGATCGGCCTTGGTTTGAAGCCTGGAGCCAAAATGGCAAGCAGACCGATTTGTCTGAGGCAATCAAGCTGATTAAGGATTTTGAAGGCTGCCATTTAACTGCCTATCCAGATCCGCTCAGCGGTGGCGATCCGTGGACGATTGGCTATGGCACCACCCGCTATAGCGGTGGCGTGCCGGTGAAGCGTGGTGACAAAATCAACGTCATCGAGGCCGACATGCTGTTGCGGCTCGAGGTTGATCGGATCGCTGAAAAACTTGCATCGACTGTGCCCCACTGGCGCGAAATGAATGATGGCCAAAAATGCGCACTGATCAGCTTTGCCTACAACCTGGGATCGGGCTTCTACGGCTCGGCAGGGTTTGAGACCATCTCGAAGCGTCTGGCCGGTCGGAGCTGGTCGGAGGTGCCTGCGGCCATGCTCCTGTACCGCAACCCCGGCACCAATGTCGAAGCCGGTCTCCGGCGCCGTCGTGAAGCAGAAGGACGCGTCTGGGCTGGCACCCCGATGCAGCAGCAGGTGTTCATGCCCAATTCCAGTTTCGCTTTGAAAATCACGCCGCACGTCACCTATGGCGAATTCGCCCTGGAGCAAGAGGCCAGAAGGTTCGATCATCAATACCAGTGCCACACAACTCAAAGACTGGCCGAATTCATAGAACGCGCACGCACTGAATTCGGTGGCAAACCGGTGATCATCACATCCGGTTACAGGCCGCCAGCGATCAACAAGTCTGTCGGCGGCGCTAGTAACTCAGAACATCTGTACAACGCACCCGATGTGGGCGCTGTGGATTGGTATATCCAAGGTGCCGATATCTATGCAGTTCAAGACTGGTGCGACAAGCACTGGCCCTTCAGCCTGGGGTATGGGGCTAAAAAGGGCTTTGTGCACCTGGGCATGCGTGCTGGTAAACCACGCGTGCGCTGGGATTACTGATAGGCTCTGGCCTTAATGCGCAGCTTATTAATGATCACATTTTCTTTATGCCTGATTGCTTCACGGCTCAAATACATCCCGGTGCCGATATCCTGCAGTGACATCGGTGATGAATTATCCAAGCCGTAATGTTTGGTAAGCAGGTCTCTTTCTTCGTGGCTCAGAGATAGCATCCAACGCTGCAGATGCTCGTGCATCATGCTGCGCTCGATGGATTCCCCTAACGAGCGATCGTCATCGATGACCAAATCTATAAGCTCACTTGCATGATTTTCGCTGTTGCATTTGGCATTAAGCGAAGAGCAACCATCTGCATGCGCGATGTATGCATTGAATAAATGAATGGACACATCGCAGTGCTCGATGCATTCAGATTTGCTCGGGTATCTGCCATTGTCTCGATAGAACTCCAAGGTGAATTTGCGCAGCTTGCCCAGCGTCTGGACACCAACCACAGGCAGCTTGATCATGCGGTCATATGCCTCGAGCCCCCTGGCAATAGACTGTCTGATCCACCAGTAGGCATAAGTGCTGAATTTATAGCCTCTTTCAGGGTCGAACTTCTCGATGCTGCGTGCGAGGCCCATGCAACCCTCTTGCACCAGATCATCGATGGTCATCGACTTTGATTTGATCATGTAGCGCTTGGCAGCGAAGACCACCAGCCGCAGATTGGCACAAAAGAATTTGTCATATGCACGGCGCCCGATCGTCGCAGTGCGCCGTTCAGATCTGCTCAGTTTGGTCCGCTTGCGCAACGGCAACCAAGCTTGAATTAGCCTGGCAAGCTCAATCTCTTCCGTTGGGGTGAGCAACGGATACTTGCCGATATTCTCGAGGAAGTCGTCAAATGCGGTAGACATCAGTAGTCGAATTCGCAGCTGAGAACGCGTGGCTCAAATTCGGTGCGCGCAGCTGCCACTTTGGCGACATGACATGCGCGTTCGAATGTCACAAATTTTAAAGCGGCAAGCTCATTGCTTGTCAGCCTGATGCCGCTGTCGTCCGGCGCAGGGTCAGCCAGATACAAATCACCAACGGTGATCAAAAAACGGGTGCGTGTGCGGGTCATGCGTTTGGCAGTGAGAGATCTGCGATAAGTGCTTTGAGGAGAATCAGATAGAGGATCGCGTCATCGATGCGTCCGTCGATAGACTCAGACAGCACCGGCATGCGCTCATCCTGGATAGCGCTGACATACTCAGCAATGGCATCGAGGTGCTTTTGCATGTACACCAGCAGCACCGTGGTGGGCTGCAAACGCAACTGACCACCCAGTCGTTTGAAATTGGCGAGCTGATCGGCATCGTGTGCATATTCTGCACCCTTGCTCTCGGTCAGCGCCCACAGATGCTCAGCTGTTTGGGTCAGCAGCAGCTTGAATTCAGAACCATTCACGGCTGACGCGCTCCCAGGGTGCTTCGATGGGCTCTTTGTTGTCAGGGCGCCACACCCAGGGCTGTTGCATCCACCACTCGCGCAGCTTGGGCGGCATCCGGTCTTCGGGGTGAGGCATGGGACCGAGCATGTTTTCGATCTCTCGATAGCTCACACCGTCGACGCAGGCCGAGATGTAGAGGTTGGAGTAGCCTCGCTGCTTGAGCTCGAGGATCTCTTTGTGCTGAAGCTCGGTCATGTGCTGTGCAATGTGGAATGGAACGCGTTGATGAGTGCGACTTGGATTGCAGGATCGAATGGCGACATGGCCAATCGATCCAGCATTTGCTGGCGCAGCAGTGCTTTTACATCTGCCGCGTGCTTGCCTAGCCCATTCACTTCGAGAAAGAGCACCGCTTCGGCGGTGTCACAGTGCTTGACCAGAGCGTGCACCTTTGCAGGTGCCTGCTCCTCCAACGCACGAAGCTCAGGATAAATCTCCTGCTCAACTCGCGCTAGATGTGCTTTAAGCTCTGTAGTCTTGTGTGGCGTCGGTGCATCGCCGGTGCGGATCTCTGGCAGATCGTGCATCAAGGCAAGTTGCTCGGCCAAAAACTGCTCATCGGCGGTGAGACCGACGATCGGACCCCAGGCACGCACAAGCAGCCACACGCGGTACATGTGCTCCGCGATGTTTTGCGGAACCGCAGTCTGGACGATTCCCCACCGGGTGATGTGACTGGCGCGCAGAAACTCTGCGGTGGTTCGCAGCTCAAGCTGAGACATGCTTCATGGCTCCATTGTCTGCGATGCGCCACACGCGGTTGCGGTTGACTCGCATTTTGCGCTGAACGGCATCAGTCAGGTCGATCCCCTTGATGTGTGCCAGGTCCAGCGCCAGAATTAGCACATCGGCCAGTTCTAGCGGGTCATCCTGCCTGTCTGAGGCGATGAGCTCGCCCAGCTCCTCGAGCATCTTGGCAATGATGCTGAGTGCGGTGCGGTGCGGATTGAGCTTGTCTGCCCATTCGGCGATGTCAGCCTGCAGCTCGTGCACGCTCGTAGATTTCTCGGACATGTTCTTCTGTGATGTTGGGTGAGCCGACGCGCACGATGTCGTCGATTTTGGGACCGAAGCCGAGGTACGAGACCATCGAGCATTCATTGAGCCTGAGCCACAGATCGCGCAGATCCTTCCAACTGGTGCAATACTGTGCGAAGTTCAAGAAGATGAAATCGACCTTGTTCTGCACACAGGATTCGATTGCCTGTTGGTGGCTGAATGTGAAGATGCGCCGTGGGAGCTGAGTCACCGTGGTGAGCTCCTGGGCCTGTCCGATCGCCTCGAAGGTGGTTTCCTGCGAGTCTGGGTATGTCGGGCCGCTCCACTCGCCAGAAGTGGGTCGGTTGGCCACGCGAATGGGGTACGTGCGGAATACGCCATAGACAGTCACTGCAGACCAGCGCATGTACGGCATGCCACAGTCTGCGAGCAGGCTGTAGGTGGACACATCGCGGCAAGTGACATACGGATACTGACCGTGATAGATGCTCAGGCTGTAGCCTTGGCACCCTTCCACCTGGATGCGGTTGGCCTCCAGGTAGATGCGCTGCAACTCATGGGTGCTCGCCAGTGAGATGCGGTCAAAGACCGGGTGCACCGGCTGCATCAGCCCGATGATGTTGTTTTCATCGGGTTTGCGGCGAATCCGCTCTATCTGAGCCGCGCCGACCCCTTTGCGGGTAGAGCCTGGCGCAGTGCCACCATCTGACTCTGCATCGCGGTGATGATTTGTCACCACTGCTGCGTTCTGGTGCACGCAGATGCGCACAGATTCAGACAGCAGGCCAAGCATCTCAGCATTCTGGATCTCTTCCCAGAGGGCATCGAGATCGATCAGGCTGCCAGGGCCGAGCACGATTGTGTGCAGGCTGTCTGACACTATGCCAAGGGGCAACATCCGGTGCACCAGTTTGGTGCCGTCTTCGAGGATCAGGGTGTGTCCAGCGTTGGGCGAAAGCGCGCAGGCCAGAACTTCGGGATTGTGCTTGGATGCCAGATAACCGGCAAAGAGGCCCTTGCCGGTCGATCCGTACTGGCCATCCATGATGACTTCGACGGATCTCATGCTCCGAATTGGCGTTCGTAGTAATTGGCGATGGTCTGGCGGTAGTCCTCAGTGAGCTGTTCAAGCTCGATCTCGAGCGCCGCGTTGTAAATGTGGTGCCGATTGAGGATGCCGCTAATGGCTTCGTGCACAGACACTTTGCCCTTATCGCGCCGGATGAACTTTGGGAACCGGTCGATCAGATCGGCAATACGGCGCAGCTCATCTGCTTCGTAAAAGGCCATCAGAACAAGTCTCCGCTGCTGGCCTTGGCGGCAGGCTTGGCATCTGGCCGCGGCTGCTCAAGCTGGATCGACAACGAGATGTAGGTGGTGCCTTTGGCAGACTCTTTGCGCCAACCGGCAACACGCACTTTGATAGCGCCGTTGTCATCGAACACCGCTTTGTCGGAGACGGCGGCCTCGTAGATGGCCTTGAGATTCTCGGGAGTGACGGTGCCAGGACCGGTGAAATCCGGTTGGTTGTCTTGCTCCTTGCGCTCGTTTTTGAACAGCGAGGCATTGATGGCGGGATTAGGCACGGATGGTAACTCCAATGTTGTGGGTGGCTTCGAATTCCTTCACGGAATCGAGGAGGTAGAACACGCGACCGGCTGCGCCGATCTTGATAAAATTTGGACCTTTCTCATCTCGGCGCCACCTGCTAAGAGTGACATTCGAGACGGGGTACAAGGACTGTTCCCAACGTTTGACAAGCTCGCTGGGGGTCAGAAGATTGCTCCGGTCAAGATCGGGCGACATGGTGAGTCTGTTCCTGAATGATTAAGACAGATGCTGATGCATCTTGAGCAGGCAGACCCATTAAAGCATCAGAAGAAATCTTTTGCATCATGATCAGTCTGTTTTTTAACAAAGGTTGATTCAGCATCATCATCATCATCTCCAGCCAATCCGTAGATCGACAAGAGACCATAACGGCGGGCATAGGTGAGCGCTGAGCCAAGCTGCTGCATGGCATTGCCGCGCCCACCTTCGAATCTGACCGGGATTGGCAGGTCAGATTCAATGCTCTCGCCGCAGACATGCATCAGCGTGGTGCGGATCGACATCAGCCCCTCGCCTAGGTAGTGCATAGTCTGGGCATGCGCCAGACCAAATGCTGTGGCAGGCTGGACGGCTTGCAGGGCATCTGCCAAGGTGACGTATTGCCCATAATTGCCGCGGCCTGACCGGCTGGCGCTGTGATGTGTGGCTTGGAAAGCGGCCAGCGCCTGTGCAAGGTTCTCCATCACATTTCCGGCAGGCGTGGGCTCATCCACGTCGGCGGGTCCAGCGTTGTTACGTGCTGACTGTATCCTGGCCATGGCAATCCGAGTGGGTAGGTTGATGCTGCATGCGCGAGCGCCTGCAGATTGCGGTTGACTTCGAGGGCACCTGCTTCGATCAGCAGCGGTGATGCTTCGAAGACTTGAACCGCCCAAGGGTCGGTGCTTTCCACCGCGATGAAGATGAAACCGCGGGGCTGCGTACCAGTGGCGAGCTTGAACACATTCAGATAGTGCGCCGCCTGCACGTGGTAGCGGTAAGTGGCAACCGCCTTCTGGAAGCCCTTGAGCGAGGCATCCTGTGTGGTCTTCAGATCGACCAGCCAACCGGAGTCTGTCAGCCAATCAGGGCGGCACTTGAGCTCGAGGCCGGTGTTGGGGCACTTGGCAAAGAATGATTCCTCTGCACGGCCTGGGGCGGCCAAGATCTTGTGTGCCATTGGATGTTCGATCACAGAGCGCAGCATGTACTGCACGGTGTCCCAGTCATCCTTTTTTAGGAGCTTCTTGCCATCCGCTGCAGCTAGCTCCCATTCGAGCTTGCCTGCTTTGGTGGTGCGGCTGACATCCGGCGCCTGGGCATACGTCGCAGCGAACTTTTCGGGTTCGAGCACAGCCATATGCACGGCGGTGCCACGCTCCATTGCAGGTGTCGGTGCAGGCTCGAGTTTGTTGGGATCGCACCACCGGCTCCAGTAGTGGAGTGGTGATTTGGCGATCGAGTCGAGTTTGGATTTGGATACGCCGCTGTGGGCGTGGTAGTCGATGATGTCCATGTGAAAAAGCGGACTGATGTAGTAAATCACGATCGATCAGATGCGTCAAGTATTGCAAGATCTGTTATGATAAAACGGTCGCATTCACTTCATGCTCAAAAACGACGCCTGGATCCGCAGCACGCCCGGCCTGATTACCCCGCTGGTCCCGCAGCTAGAGCGGCACATCGGAGTCATCCCGGCACTCAGCTACGGCTGCAGCAGCTACGGATATGACCTGCGCCTGTCGCCCAAAGATTTCAAGATCTTCCGCCACGTGCCTGGCACCGTGATGGACCCCAAGCGGTTCAATCCACAGAATCTTGAGCAGGTCAAGCTGCACGCCGACACAGAAGGCATGTGGTTTGTGCTGCCCGCCCACAGTTATGGCCTGGGCGTGGCCCTGGAACGCCTGCAGATGCCAGGCAATGTCACGGCGATCTGCGTTGGCAAATCCACCTACGCCCGCATGGGCATCATCGTGAATGTGACCCCCGCTGAGGCTGGCTGGAGTGGCCACCTGACCCTGGAATTCAGCAACTCCAGCGGTGCCGACTGCCGCATCTACGCGAATGAAGGCGTCTGCCAGCTGCTATTCCTCGAGGGTGAGCCCTGCGACACCACCTACCAAGACCGCTGTGGTAAATATCAAGGCCAACAAGAACAAGTCACCCTGCCGATCGTCTGATGTCTGAATTCAAAGCAACTGAAAAGCAGTGGGCAGAGGTGCTCTTTTGGTCATCTAAGGACAGCGGCGGATCCGCCTGCATCCTCGAGCTGCGCGACAGAATCGAGAGGCTTGAACTGGGCGCCGGTATTCATGCTGCTGTGACTCAGCAGATACGTAATGCATACTCGGGCAGTTTGAAAGAGCAAGCATTGCAAGCACTCGGTCGTTTCCATACCAACGCACACACAACTGCAAATCAAATGATGGCAGATTTTGACCTTTTGCGGCGAGCGGTGGAGCAGCTCAATGACTAGCTCAGCAAAAGACACGTTGTTTGGGGATTTGCGGTGATGGGCCTGCGCACGTACCAAATTGATTTGATCGACCAAATTCGTGCCGAACTGCAGGAGCACCGGCGGATCCTGGCGGTACTGCCAACGGGTGCCGGCAAGACGCACACGTTCTGCACCATCGCCCAGCTGAGCACATACCGTAACCACAATGTGCTCATCCTGGTGCACCGCAGTGAGCTGATTGCCCAGACGTCTGCGCGGCTCACGGCCATGGATGTGCCACACGGTGTGATCGCGCCGGGCCATCCTGTCGTGCACGCGCAGGTACAGGTCGCGTCGATCCATTCGGCAGCGCGCCGCCTAAAAGCATTTCCCTGGTCGCCCAACCTATTGATCGTCGATGAGGCACACCATTGTGCGGCGCGGTCTTGGAAGCAGGTGCTCGATGGCTACTCCAATGCCCATGTGCTGGGCTGGACAGCCACACCGCAGCGGCTGGACGGCAAAGGCCTGTCGGATTCTTTTGATGCGTTGGTCGAGGGTCCGTCTGTGACCAGGCTCATGGAGATGGGTCATCTGTCGCGCTACAAGCTCTACGCACCACCTACGGGCGCCGATCTGTCTGGTCTGTCGAAACGGGCTGGTGACTACAGGGTCGAGCAGATCGAAGAGCGCATGATCGAATCGCGGGTGCTCTATAGCGCTGTGCAGAATTTCAAAAAGTATGCGCCTGATCGCCGTGCGATCGCATTCTGTACGTCGATCAAGCATGCCGAGCTCACCTGCGGTGCATTCAACGAAGCTGGGGTGGCCGCGGCCTCCGTCGATGGCACCCTGTCTGCCGCCGAGCGTGCTGCCAGGCTTGATGCTTTCAAATCTGGCGATGTGCGGGTGCTGGTTTCTGTAGACCTGATTTCCGAAGGCTTCGATGTACCTGCCTGCGACTGCGCCATCTTGCTGCGCCCTACGGCATCGCTCAGCGTGTATTTGCAGCAAGTCGGGCGCGCCCTGCGACCCTCAGACCGTGAGGCCGTGATTTTGGACTGTGCAGGCAATTCCCAGACGCATGGATTGCCTTGTGACGTGCGCCCCTGGAGCCTGCAGGGCATCGCGCCCAAGAGCCGCAGCGACCTGCGCGCCGTGGCTGTGCGCATCTGCCCGTCGTGCTATGGGGTCCACCGTCCTGCTGCCGTTTGTCCTTTTTGCGGGCATGTGCACGCTGTGGCCCGTGAGATGCCCAAGGAGGTTCAAGCGGACCTCGTGGAGGTGGACACCCGCCGTGCTGCAGCCGAGGAAAGAGCCGCTGCAAAGGACAAGCGCAAGGAGGTGGGCAAAGCACGCACCCTCGAGGAGTTGCTGCAGATCGCCAAAGACCGCGGGTATAAGCCGGGCTGGGCCTACGCGGTGATGAAGTCGCGCAAATGATAGACATGTTACAAGCTGTATATTGATGATTGCTTTGATTTTTTTGAAGTGTTTTGATATGTAAATCGGGGGCAAAGAGCCCCCACCGCTCACCAAATCATGACCCTCATCCAACAAGAAACCGCCACCTACTTCACCCTGACCAGCCCTAAGGGCAAAGAGATCGGCGTGTGCTTTGGCATCCCCGGCCGTGTCAGCGTCTATATCCAAAGCGCCTGCGGCAGCCTTTCTATGGGGCGCCACTTCGGTTCACTCGACAAGGCCATTGCCTTTTACAAAGCCGCCGACGTGAAAACCGATCTGACGGCGCTGGCCGCCTGAAGCTGGCCCTCTTTCTGACCTTCGCGTTTAGATTCATGAACCCCTGGATCAACCGCTTCGCCATCTTCGCCATCATCTTCGGTGTGTGGGCGATGGCCTATGACACTGGACGCCATGTTTGCACTCAACATCAGCTTCAAACGCATCGCTGAAGTGGCTGCAGCTCGTGGTCTGACGATCACGAAGGCTTGCAAACCATATCGCAGATGCGGTTTGGTGCTCTATGACGTGCATCACGGCACCGACTATTTAGGTACATTTTCTATCCGCGGTCTCAACCTGTTTTTCTCAGATGGAAACCCCTAGCTACCCCGAGCTCGAAGAACTGTTCATCAAGTGGTGGGCAGAGTCTTACCCCATGGCCCCTCCAGGCCCGCACGCGATCCGCACTCACGCCGCTTTTGCACTGTTTGTGCTGAATCTGGAATCCCCACAGGCACAGCGCTGATGGAGGACCAATGCACCTTGCTGTTGTGCATCGCAGGTGCATTGCTTTTGGGCTTCATGTTCTTGTCTTTGCGATGACCCTGCCCGCGGATTGTCTGGCCGAATATTGGCACCCCCGTCACAACGAGTGCATCATCGATTCATCCTGCCGGATGGAGTGTGTGCTGCTCGCCGTTGCAAATGCTGTGGTGCCCGTCGAGCCTGAGCCTGCTGCCGATGCCTCGCTTGTCGAATACACAGCCTGGGCTGAGCGCGTGCGCCTACGTCGTTTGATTTTGACCGATGTTTCCTAGCTTTGGTGTGATTCGTGTTGGCACGCCGGTCAAGGTCTATATGGGTGCGGATTGGCAGCGCGGTTCTGTGCGCGTCTGCAATTCCTCCTACGTTTGCGTGCAACTTACCCACCGCCTTGTGACTGTCTACGATCTACGCAACATCAAACCGTCATGACTTGGTTTACCAAACTGCTTCTTTTTTTGCTCTCACGACGACCTGATGTCAACGTGGCTGTGACCTACCTAGAGTCGGAGTACACCGACGACATCGATGCGGTCGATTTCTTGGAATGGTGCTATGAGCTCGATTCAGCCATCGATTTCGACCGATCTTTTTATGGAGAGGATCCGCCGCGCCGCGGATACTATGACTAAGGACGAACTGCTGATTGTTGTGCATCAGCTTTCTCACGCCTATAGTGTGCAGCGTGCTGCCGCCGTCTGGGCAGTTAATCAAGCTGCCGAGAACTTGAGCTATGGGTGCACAGCCAGAGACTGTCCTGCAAAACGAAATTCGCCTGGCGCTCTCGGCTAAATGCCTAGGCTCCACGATTTTTCGGAATCATTGCGGCGCTCTGCGTGATGCCAACGGTCGGATGGTGCAGTTTGGCCTGCACCCAGGCTCGCCCGATCTTGTGGGCTGGAAGACCGTAGAGATCACGCCCGATATGGTTGGATCCAAGGTGGCCGTCTTCTGCGGCATCGAGATCAAGACGCCCACAGGCAAGGTCCGTGAGGACCAGCTGCATTTTTTGGATCGCCTGCGCTGCGCCGGTGGTGTTGCAGGCGTGGCACGTTCCGTTGAAGATGCTGTGACGCTCCTTTCGGATCGTGTTACCGTGTCATATACGGAATGACCCCGGTGGGTGCCAGCCCAAGCCGGGGTCGAATCCTGCTCTTCGAATTATTTTACCATGCTCTCGAGCACGAGAACGCCCTGTCCTGTCTGTGGCCGCACGTCGGGTGGCTGCAAATGGGAGGATGACCTGCTCTATTGCCGCATCGGCAATTCCTGCAGCCCGATGCAGCGCCACCCGCACCTGAAGGTGGGTGAGATCGTGGCAGATGGCTGGGCATGCGTGAAGATCAACGATGACGCAGAGTGCGTGACATTCAAGCGCCACACCGAGCGCGAGATTGTCCGCACCAGGCAGTGGGAATATTTCACCCCCGCGGGCAAGCGCAGCCTGCACCGCCGCATCGACTACACGTATGGCCCCAAGGATGTGTCCTGGTCCAAGGGCACAAAGACTGATGACCTGCTGCCGCTGTGGTATGAGAATCTGCCCGAGTCTGGTGCCACGGTGTTTGTGGTCGAGGGCGAGACCTGCGCCGAGGCTCTGCGGGCGATGGACCTGCACGTCACATCTGTGCCCAACGGCAGCGGCTCTTGGAAGTCCAAGATGCCCGGCCTGCCCAAGTTTGCTGCCAACCGCCTGATCCTCTGCCCGGACAGGGACCGCCCTGGGATCGAGCTCATGCAGCGTCTGGCCGCGGCGTTCCCTGGGTCCAGGTGGCTCTGGCCGCAGTCCTCAAATACCGATGCTTGGGATGACCCGTGCGACGGATATGACATCGCAGATTGGATCGCAGACGGTGCCACCAAGGATGCCCTGCGCGGTGCCGTGCGGATGGAGGGTCCCACACTGCCGCAGCTGCCCTGGTACGAGCGCCTGGGGCAGCACCACACAGACACTGGTCGTTTGGTCAAGCCCCGCGGGCTGGAGCTCAAGCACATCATCGACAACGGCCTTGGTGGTGCCCTGCGGTTCAACACCTTGAAACGTGCCATCGAGATCGACGGCACCTGCATGGACGAGACTGCGCTGCGCCTGGCCTACATCGACCTGCAGCACAGTGGCATCGATGTGCAGACGCAGACTGCGCAAGATGCGCTGCTGCGTGCGGCCTGCGACCGTCCCTATCACCCGATCCGGCAGTATCTGGACACCTGCACAGATCCGCTGCCTGACGGGGTGTGGGCGAATATTGCGGGCGAACTCCTCGGTGGCGATGCTCACGACTTCGATAACAGCGCTCTGCGCAAATGGTTGATCTTTGCTGTGGCTCGGATCTATGAGCCCGGCTGCCCGTGCGGCTTCGTGCACATCCTGGCCGGTGACCAGCACCTGCACAAGACTCGCTTCTACAACACCTTGGCCAGTGAGCCCTGGTTCTACGAGGGCTTCATCAAGTCCAACAAGGATGCGGACGACATCGTGGGCCTGCACATGCGCTGGATCGCGGAATGGGGCGAACTGGACGGTGGGATCAAGAACCACGAGTCAGCTGGGCTGAAAAACTTCATCACCCGCAAGACCGATCTTGTGCGCGAGGCATATGGCAAAGGGCATCAGGAGAGGCCGCGGCAGTTCGTGCTCTGCGGCACGACCAACAAGCATGATGGCTTCTTCTCGGATGAGACCGGCAACCGCCGGTTCGTGATCTACACGGTGGAGAAGAAGATCGATTCCGAAAAGATCGAGGACCTGCGCGACAGGATCTGGAGCAGCGCTCGTCGTGATTATCTGGCGGGGGCGAAATGGTTCCTTGATGAGCAGGAAACGGAGGTCAACAATGCCCGCAACCGAGGCATGTATGCGGAGGATGCCTGGCGCGACAAGATATCCACGTGGCTGGTTGTGCGGCGCTTTGAATATGTCCTGAGCAGCGATATTCTGACTAACTGTCTGGAGATTCCGTTGGAGCGGCAAAACCATACAACACTTACAAGGGTGAATCGGATCCTGAGATCGCTCGGATACTACAAGACACGTAAGGATCTATCGGGAGAGTTTAAGACAATATGGAGACAATCAGTATGAGCCTGTAAGGATATGTAGTAGCAATCTGCCCGTCCCGATTGGCCGTTTACCTGTTTTTACAACTTACTAAATAATATTTTTGGAAAAAAGGGGGAAGAAGGGGGGTTTTTAGGGGAAAAAAAGGAACCAGTATGTATGTAGTAAGGTCGGTAGACTTCAAGCATGCCAGCCCTATCACCCAAGCGCCGTAAAGAGCTCAAGACGCAGTTGCGGCTGTGGATGGATATGGGCTGGCCGCGCTGGCGGATTAATGCCGCCTGCAATGAGCAGCTCGATATCAACCCAGAGACTGCGGATGAGCTGATTCAGGAGATCAGGCACGAGCAGCAACAAGAGCTCACAATCGAGCGCAGTGAATTTATGACCCAGCAGCTCATCAGGCTCGAAGCTCTGGCAACCAAGGCCCAGGAAGATGGCAATCTGGGTGTCGCCCTAGGTGCCTACAAGGAGATGCACCTGCTCATAGGACTGCACGCCCAGCGCTGATGTGCACGGAGTGGCGTCTGAAAGCCTCGGGAAGGTGCCTTAGATCGGTTGTCCGGCACTGAGTACCGGAGAGCACTCAGAACGGCCACGGAAGGCCACGGAAGGCCAGATACAGAAAAGCCCCCATTGCGGGGGCTTGAGGCTTTCCGATTCAGACGGTAGCCAGAAAGATCGCACGGCCACGCTCGGTCAGTTGCAACCAGCCCTTGCCGCCGTGCTCGAAAACGCCAGCTTTCTTGAGATTGGTCAGGCGTGGTGCATTGGCCAGGCCGATATTCGGCAGGTCTTTGCCGATCTTGGCACCTGTGATCATCGACGCATCTTTGGTGGCTTCTTGAAGCTGCTCACAAAGCTGGAAGAAAAAAGCCTGGGTTGCTGCGTTGAGCTTGTCAAAGGTCCAGGAATCGCCGGTTGAGGCCAACACCGGGGCGGCCACGGGTGCAGGCTGTTCATCGGCTTGCCAGTAGGTGCCGTTGTCGATTGCTTCGATCGTGTTGGCGACCATCGTAGGTACGGTCTCTGCGATATTTTGCTGGGCTTCTTCGTTGCTGCAGGTGTCGATCAGACTCCACACTTCGGCAGTCGAGATGCGCTTGCCATCTTTGTAGTAGAACTTGCCCGATTTGCGGATGCCGTGCTTGGCAAAGTCGACAACGGAAAAAGTGGTCATCATTTAAAAGTCGTGGGATCAGGGCGTCTCACCCCTTGAAACTATTTAATATCACAGGCATCAAGCATGTCAATCGACTTCAACCATCTCAAAAAATGTCACAAAATGCTTGACATTTCGTGATCGGTCCTGATATGATATGTTTACAGATCGGGAGGAACCGATGTTCACTCACAACAGCTACCGCGAGGCAATCAGCTTCCTGGAAGGCGACAAGACCTTCACCGGCACCGTTTGTTGGGATGCAGGTGAAGGCTGGAAAGCTGAGGCCTATTGGCACCGTGGCCGCATCCTGCAGGTCAGCATCAATCCAGCCGGCATGAGGATCGTATGAATTACGAAGAGCGGCATGCCATCTCCAGCGCTTGGATCAAGGCGCTGGATTGGCAATTCTTTTACCAACGTTGTGGCGATATCGACAAAGCCCAGTTATGGGCCAAGCGAGCAGCCAAGCTTGAAAAACGCGTACTCTCTGAGGATCCCAATGTTTGAAATCACCCACGATTTTTTCAGCGACGCCTTCAACTTCAAACTTGAAGACACCAAGATGCTCGACATCGTGCTGACTCTGACTGGCTTTGACGACAAGATCCCGCTTGGCGCCGCTGTCTATGAGCTGCACAAGCTGACACCAAAGCAGCGCAACTACATCTGCTGCGTGCTGCTCGAGCGTGATCAGGATCCTGAAGCCTGGGAGGCCGAGTGGTCTAAGCTGGAGTCAGAGGCTTTCGAGTGATGACACAACGTAGAGATTCCAGGGGTCGTTATGCCGGTGGTGGCGCAAGTGGCGCAGGTCGTGGCCGGGTGATCAAAACCAAATCACCCGTGATGGACACGGTGCTCAAAAAGCAACCCAAAGCAGCTGCCAAAACAGCTGCCAAAGCTGGCAAAGGTCCTCTGCAACAGCGCGCCGCGGCCAACACATCTGCTGTCAAATCGATGCGCCGCAGCAAGGCTGGGCGTGAGCGCACCCGCAACACGCTGTCCAAGTTGTTCTGATCAGATTGCGTTGAGATCCAGCCCGTCCAAGCAGGTCACCTTGTAGCAGATGCTGGCCTGCTCGACGATTTTCAAATCACGCTGAGTCAGCCCAGCCCGGTCAAGGATCTGTTCAACCGTGCCACCTTCCGCTGCTGCTTCACGGAATTTTTGCAGTTTGCGTTTGGCGCCACTGGAAATCCGGATCATGCCGGTTTTCATATCGATCGACCTGGTGATCGACTGGCGGATCCACCAGTATGCGTAGGTGGACATCTTGTAACCACACTCGGGGTCATATTTTTCAGCTGCACGCTGCAGGCCGATCGTGCCTTCCTGGAGCAGGTCGGCAAAAGTGATGCTCGTGCCCGAAATGCGCCTGAGGTACTTCTTAGCAACTGCCACTACGAGGCGCAGGTTGCAGCACACGAACTGATCACGGGCGCGCCGACCCGACCTGACCAGGCCCCGCGGGGGATCAGGATGCTTCAGCCACAGTTGGATGCGCCGCCCAAGCTCGATCTCTTGCTGTTGGGTCAACAGCGGATATCGCGCTGCCATGTCGATGAATTCTTTCACATCAGACATGTCAGACATGATCCTAAATTAAGATCACAGCCATTACAGCGCAGAACACAATGCCCGGCATCTTGAATTGTGTCGCCGGTGGCAGTATCCTCGCCGGGCCCAGTCACAGCGGGCCAAGCTCAGCTGAGATCCTCGATAAGCTCAACAGCACACTGCTACCACATCAGGCGCAGTTTTGCAGCAACATCGATCATCGGATCCTAGGGCTGGTCAGTGGATTTGGCGCAGGCAAAACATATGGTCTGTGTGCAAAGGCAATCAATATCGCCGCGGCCAACATCGGCTACGTGTCTGCCCTGTTTGAGCCTGTTGCGCCGATGCTGCGCGACATCCTGATGCGCTCTTTGGATGACATGCTCGAGTGGCTTGGCCTGCCATTTGATTTCAGGGTCAGCCCGCTGCCCGAATACGTGCTGCATTTCAGGGAGGGTGATCACACGATCCTGCTGCGGACCATGGAGACCTGGAACCGCATCAGGGGCCAGAACCTGTGTGCGATCGGCTTTGACGAGGTAGACACGGCCAACCGCCGCGTTGCCGAACAGGCGGCTCGAATGGCACTTGCCCGTCTGCGCTCGGGCAATGTGCAGCAGTTCTATGTGGCAACCACGCCGGAAGGCTTCGGATGGGCCTGGGAGACATTCGAGAAGAACACCGCACCCGACAGGCACCTGATCCGTGCGCGCACCCAGGACAACCCACACCTGCCAGAAGGGTTTATCGACTCTTTGATGGCCAATTATCCCGAGCAGCTGATTCGGGCATACCTCGACGGGCAATTTGTCAACCTCAACACCGGCCAGGTCTACGACCGGTTCAACCGGGCCAAGCATGCCACCCAGGTGCCGTACGACAGCGCAGCTGTGGAGCCTCTGCGCGTAGGCATCGACTTCAACGTGGGCAATATGTCAGCTATCATCGCCGTGCGCCGTGGCAATGAGCTGCTCGTCGTAGATGAAGTCAGCGGGGCACACGACACCGATGCAATTGCCAAAGAGATCAGGGCCAGATATCCTGCACATCCGGTCTACATGTACCCAGATGCTTCGGGTGGGAATCGCAGCACCAATGCCACGCAGACGGACATCGCGATCCTGGAATCTTACGGGTTTAAAAATCAATCCCCACGGAGTAATCCCCCCATACGCGATCGGGTGGCTGCTGTTCAGGCTCTTTTGGAGAATGGGCGTGGAGAAACAAGGATCCAGATTCTCGATAAGTGTGTTCGGCTGATCGAATCTCTGGAGCTGCAAAGCTACACAGACAAGGGCGAGCCAGATAAGGACGCCGGATTCGACCACATGAATGACGCGCTGGGATACCTGGTCTGGCGCGAGTTCAACCCACTCCACGTAAATGCCGGACGCGGCACCGGAATCAGGCTTTACTGATTTCACGTAGAATCGCAGAAAGCCCAGCCGCGACGGATGACTTACACCGGATACAGGTTCTACGACCGTGCCGTGTTCAGCAGGGTCGCGAATGTCGGGGACACGAACTCAACCTGGGCTGCTCAAGAGCCGCATTGGGTGCTGATCGAAGACCTGATGCAGGGCACCTACGGCATGCGCAGGAAGCATCGTAGATATCTTCCCCAAGAACCCAGGGAACTTGACGAAAGTTACGACAACCGCCTGGCACGCAGCGTGTGCCCGCCGTACTATCAGCGGCTCGAGCGGATGCTTGCAGGCATGCTCACCCGCAAGCCGGTGCGGCTCGAAAATGTCGAGGACATCATGCGTGAGCACCTGTTTGATGTTGACCTGCAGGGCCACGACCTGAACGTGTGGACCTACGAAACAGCCCGCAAGCTGGTCAGATACGGACACGTCGGTGTACTGGTGGACGCGCCGCAGGGTGGTGAGGGTCGTCCTTATTGGGTTACCTACACGCCGCGAGACATTCTCGGGTGGCGCACTGAGCAGGCCAATGGCTCGCAGCGCCTGACCCAGCTACGTCTGCGCGAATCTGTGATTCTGCCCGATGGTGACTGGGGCGAGAAACAGGTAGACCAGGTGCGCGTGCTCAAGCCTGGCGAATACGAGATCTGGCAGCGCAACGAAAAATCTGAGTGGGCACGCACTGAGCAGGGTGGCACCAGTCTGCCCGAGATCCCATTCACAGTGGCCTATGCCAACCGCGTTGGGTTCATGGACTCGAGGCCGCCGCTCGAGGACATCGCAGAGCTGAACCTGAAGATGTACCAGGTGCAGAGCGATCTTGACAACCAGCTGCACATTTCGGCAGTGCCGATGCTGGCATTTTTCGGATTCCCATCCGCAGCTGAAGAGGTGTCAGCAGGTCCTGGCGAGGCGATCGCATTTCCAGCCGAAGGGCGCGCCGAATACATCGAGCCCGGCGGGTCGAGTTTCGATTCTCAGTTCCGCCGCATGGAGCAGCTCGAGAAACAGATCAACGAGCTGGGTCTGTCTGCAGTGCTTGGTCAGAAGTTGTCAGCAGAGACTGCCGAAGCCAAGCGGATTGACCGAAGTCAAGGCGACAGCACCATGATGGTGATCGCTCAGCAGGTGCAAGATCTGATCGACAATTGTCTGCAGTTCCATGCCGATTATTTGAATATCACGCAGGCTGGCAGCTGTCTGGTCAACCGCGATTTTGTGGGCACCAAGCTTGACCCCGCAGAGCAGCTGGCACTTTTGCAGCTCTATACCGCAGGCACGATCACCCAGAAGACGCTGCTCGATCAACTCGCTCAGGGTGAAGTCTTGGGCGACGATTTTGACACTGATGAAGAGATTATGGCCACTCAATCGGGTGGTCTGATTGAGATGGAGGGCCCAGCGGTTGAACCGCCCAGCATCGAAGAAGAGATGCCGCCGATCGAAGAATGATGACAGACCACATTGTGGACGTCACAGATCCCTTGGAGCCGCGGCCACCACGGCGCCAGACGCTGGGATACAGCCGCAAACCATTGCCTGATCACATCTTCGCTGTGGTGCGGCTCAGCTGGTTTAAAGAGGGCAGGCCTCAGGAGGTAGATGAATTTCAAATCGTTGAGCGCACCAACAACAGCTATGAAGCGTTCATGGCCGCAGTCACACAGGCCATCCAATGTGGCGCTGATGTGACCGTGATGTGTGATTTAGACCCTGCAGAGTTTGGGCTTGATTGATGGTCGTACCGGCAGCGCTGTATCGAAACGCGATCGATCTGAATCGCTACAGCAACAGCGTGGCCAGGCGCATCATCAACACCTACAACGACATGATCATCAATGCCGTAGACCAACTGCGCACTATCGATGAGCTGTCAGCGCCCAATAAGGCAGCAAGGCTGCGTGGAATCTTGCAACAGCTCAAAGAGAGCCTCGGAACTTGGGCAGGCGACAGCACAGAACTGGCCACCAGTGAGCTGCAGGGGCTGGCCGAGTTGCAGTCTGAGTTCGTAGCTGAGCAGCTGCGCAAGGCTCTGCCCAAAGATGCGCGCAGACTGGTCAACACAGTCGAGATCAGCCCGCAATTCGCAGAATCCGTGGTCACTACCGACCCCACGCAGATCAATGTGGTGACACTGAGCGATGACTTAATAGCTGCAGTCCAGGGCGCGCCGCAAACATTCAGCCTGACTGCATCACAAGGCACGACGATCACGCTGCCCAACGGAAAGACCATCGAGAAGGCCTTCCGGGGCTTGGCGGTAGATCAGGCCGAGAGATTCAGTCAAACGGTGCGGACGGGGCTCCTGTCGGGCGAGACGACGCCGCAGATTGCAAAGAAGCTGATTGGCTCTCTGCAGTTTGGCGAAGAGGCCAAATCCGTGCGGCAGCTGATCGCAGCCGGTGGTCAGTCAACTGCCATCGCAGACAATCAGATCATGACGCTGGTCAGAACCAGTATCAACCAAGTGGCGAACACAGCCAGCCAGCAGGTGTATGAGGCCAACCAAGATATCACCAAAAAGTACAAGTATGTAGCCACGCTCGACACCAAGACGTCACCGATCTGCCGTGCCCTAGATGGCAAAGAGTTTGAATATGGCAAGGGGCCGATGCCGCCGCAGCACTTCAACTGCCGCAGCACCACAGTGCCGATCGTGGATTATGAAGGCCTGAAGGAGGCCGGATACGACTTCGTGCCACCAGCGGCAGGTCGCAGGGCAAGTATGGATGGGCCAGTGCCTGCCAACACCACGTATGGCAAATGGCTCTACGATCAGCCTGCATCAGTCAAGGCCGATGTGCTGGGTAAATCGAAGGTCGCATACTTCGACAAATTGACTCAAGAGTATGGAGCCGACAATGCGATGGCGAAGTTGGTACGTGATGACGGGTCAGAATTAACCTTGGATCAGTTGCGTCGCCGTTACGGCAAGATCGATGCCTAAGGATATGAGCAAAAAGCAAGCCAAAATCGGCAAAGTGATGTCTGAGTTCAAGGCCGGTCAACTGCACAGCGGCAAGCCTGGGCCAGGCAAAGGACCGACCGTCAAGAGCAGGAAACAGGCACTTGCGATTGCACTGCGCCAAGCTGGCGTGCCTAAAAAAGGCAAGCGCGGCAAAAAGTGATCAGTTAAGATGCGTCTGAAATAGCCCTACGGGTCATTCATGTCTGACGAAATCATTCAGGAGCCTACGGCGACTGATAGTGAAGATCTCACTGGCCTGAAGCGCAGCATCGAGGCGCTTGAGCGCAAAAACCACGAATTGATCGGTAAGATCAAGGACCTTAAATCCAAGACGCCGCCCGTGCCGGATGGCGTCGATGTCAACGAACTGCTCGAGTTCAAGCGTCGCAAAGAGCAGGAAGAGCTCGAAAGCCAAGGCAAGTACAGCGAAGCTCGTCAGGCATTAGAGCAGCAATTCCGCGATGTCACGTCTGAAAAAGACAAGCGGATCTCTGAGCTCGAAGCTCGCGTCAAGGAGCTGGAGCTTGTCAGTCCTGCCGTGTCTGCGCTGGCAGATGTTGTACATGATCCGGACTTGATCCTCAAGACCAAGCTCAGCGCCGACAAGATCGAGCGTGAGCAGGATGGCACAGTCGTGGTAGTGGACGGCTACCAGCGCATTCCGGTGCAGGAATGGGCAAAGACGCTGCCCGCATGGATGCAGAAACAACCCAAGCCTCAGGGCAGCGGGGCACCGACCAACCGTGGCTCGAGCGAAATGCCGACTGGCCTGAAGAATCCTTTCACGCCCGAGCATTTCAACCTCACTGAGCAATCGCGATTATTCCGGACCGACCGCGATCTGTATGAGAGAATGAAAGCTGCAGCCAAATCGATGTAAGATGAAGCTGTAAGTGCGCAAGGCTACGCCGAGCCGCTGGGGCTACGCCCACAACCGTAAACCAATCTTGAGGATTTGTCGTGGCGACTCTTCGCTCTGACATCATCATCCCCGAGGTATTTACGCCGTACGTCATCGAGCAGACCACCCAGCGTGATGCCTTCCTGGCTTCCGGTGTGGTGCAGCCGATGGCTGAGCTGAATGCCACGGAGGGCGGTGATTTTATCAACGTGCCTTTCTGGAAAGCCAATCTTTCCGGCGACTTCGAAGTGCTGTCTGACAGCACCAGTCTGACCCCGGGCAAAATCACTGCTGACAAGCAAGTCGGCGTGATCCTGCACCGCGGTCGTGCCTTCGAGGCCCGCGACCTTGCTGCCCTGGCAGCAGGCGCTGACCCCATGGCCGCCATCGGTGCCAAAATTGCCGACTATGTTGCCAACCAGCGCCAGAAGGACCTGCTGTCCTGCCTCGGCGGTGTGTTCGGCAGCCTGGGCGCTACCAGCAGCTCTGCCGCTTTCTTTGGTCTGACCATCGACGGTGAATCGGGTGACACCCCGACCGTGCTGAGCCCCCGTCATGTGGCTGAAGCCCGCGCGCTCCTGGGCGACCAGGGCGACAAGCTGGCTGCCGTTGCCATGCACTCAAAGGTCTACTACGACCTGGTTGAGCGCAAGGCGATCGACTACGTGACCGAGACCGACGCCCGTCTCACCTCCAGCGTGACCGATTTTGTGGGTGGCAGCATTGCCCCCGCATACGGTCCGGTCAGCGTGCCCACCTACATGGGCCTGCGTGTGATCGTGTCTGACGATGTGCAGACCGATGGCAGCGGTTCCTCGACCGAGTATGCCACCTACTTCTTCACTGCTGGCGCTGTTGCCAGTGGCGAGCAGATGGCAATGCAGACTGAGACCGACCGTGACATCCTCGCCAAGAGCGATGCCATGTCGATCGACCTGCACTATTGCTACCACCCCGTTGGCGCAAAATGGGGGGTGACCACCACCAACCCCACCCGCGCTCAACTGGAGACCGTGGGCAACTGGTCGAAGGTGTACGAGTTGAAGAACCTCGGCATCGTGCGCGCCACCAATACCTCCAACATGGATTGAGGTAACTAATCATGGCACAACCTTCCCAGTTTGAACTGTCTTCTGAGCAGTACATCGTTGCCAATCATTTCATCGCCTCTTCTGTGGCCGATGTGCAGTTCTTCACCGCTCCGGTGAAGTGCGAGGTGGTCAGCATCCGCGAAGTGCACGCTACTGCTGGTAACGATGCTTCTGATGTCACCGCCACGATTCGTCGTTGCCAGGGCACTGAAGCCGCCACCGCCGGTGACGATCTGCTTGGCACCACCAAGATCAACCTCAAGGGCACTGCTCTGACCGAGCAGAAGTTCGATGCGGCTGATTCTGGTGAACTGACCAGCACCGCAGCCCATCTCATCCTCGAGGCTGGCGACCGCCTGTCTCTTGATGTGACTGGTACCACCACCACTCTGGCTGGTGTGATCCTCAATGTGCTGCTGAAGCGCGTCTGATGGGGCTGTTCGCTTTCCGGCGACTGCGTGAACGGGAGGCTCTGGCTACGGCTGGAGCCTCTTTTTCTATGGCGGAGCCCGAACCTAAACTTGATGTAATCAAAGACCAACCGCTGTCCACAGATGGCAATAACAATCGACGCAACAGTGGGCGGCGCAAACGCCAACAGTTACCTGACGCTGGCAGCGGCGGAACTGGTGATTGAAGGATTTGTCCAGGATGATGATGTAACGGCCTGGGCCACTGCAACGACAGATCAAAAAAACCGGGCACTCTATACTGCTACCCAACGTCTTGATCGTGAACGGTTCCTTGGTGCGCGGGTTACCGATACTCAAGCCCTGCAATGGCCACGCACCGGCGTGCGCAAGCCTGATACCTATATCAACACCTACGCCGTTGGTTTTCCGTTCCGCATCACCACGGATTATTACACAGACACTGAAATTCCGGATCAGGTCAAAAAAGCCCAGTGCGTCCTGGCCGTATATCTTAATAGCAACAAAGACGGACTTGCTTTAAGCGGGCTGGAAGATTACAAGAGCGTGAGCATCGGCAGTCTGAGTGTGACCACCGCTGGAGCCAGCAGCCCAGCCACGGGCGCTGATCGTGTGCCACCGATTTTTGAAAGGTATCTGACAGGCCTTAGAATCAGTGGACCAGGCAATTTTTCGATCCGCAGGAGCTGACAATGGCTGAAAACGACACCTACAATATTGGCTTTGAATACATCAGCGACACTGCAGCCCATCCCGGTCGGTTTTGGAAGTTATATGCCGTGGCCGACGCCGTGATCAGCACGGCCACAGTCCAAAACGCCAGCGGCAACACTTTCAGCTCGGTACCGCTGAATCATGGCGATGAGATCGAGGGTGTCTTCACCAGCGTGACACTGACTAGCGGCAAAATCATCGCTTACAAGATCTGACAATGAGCGACTCCAACGTTTACGGCATTGATTACTCGGTGGGGGCAACCTTCATCAGTGATACAGCAACTCGCACGGGGCGTTGGGGGGCAATCCACTTCACAACCAACACTCACATAGATGCAATAACGGCGCAAAACTACGACGGCTCTACATTGTCCGGGCAATCGATGAGTGCTTCAACAACCCTGTACGGCGTATTCACCAGCATCAAACTGCAGAACGGTCACTGCGTCGCATATAAAATCTGATGGCACTTGCGACTTCGCTACGGAAAGTTGCCAGCAATCTGGTTAGACAATTCGGTGGCACAGTCACATACAGACAAGTCTCAACGGCTGCTTACAACACATCGACAGGTGCAATAGCCGAGACAGAAACGAACACCACTATCAAAGGCGTGCTTGAAAATGTGCGCAAAATAGAGGTCAATGAACTGGTGCAGGAATCCGATAAAAAATTGACTATTGCTGCGGCGGATCTGACGATCACGCCCAATCTGGCCGATCGTGTGGTCATCAGCAACGTTGTGCACCAGATCGTGCGCATCAATGTGATCGAGCAAGACAACACCGCAATCGCTGTTGAGCTCTTTTTGAGGGTCTGACATGGCACGACGAATCAATTTGGCACAGACTGGTGATTACGCCGCTGACCAATTCGAGAAGTTGCTGCGCGTGACGGTGCTCAACACCGACTACAAACTGAAAGATGAAAGTCCGGTCCGCACGGGCAGGTTCAGATCGAGCTGGGTAGTTTCCGAAAGCAATGTAACCGAATTTGAGGCGGAAGGAACACAGATATCTAAAGAAGTGAAGCCTATCAACAGACAAAATTATCAAAAAGAAAAGCTTGGCGGTGTCTATCACATATCAAACAGTCTGCCCTATGCAGAGGCATTGTGCTATGGAACCAACCTGCCACCATCGTGGGAAGCAGCCGGCGTCAATGGCAGTTCTAAAAACCCGCCAGGCTGGGTGGACCTGATCGCTGCTGAGATCACAGCTAGCGTGCGGGCAAGCGCCGAGAACATCGCCAGGTCATCCTGATGGCATCAATCAATCTCAATACTGTTAGGGCCACGATTGAAGGTCGCCTCGCCACCGAGCTTGCATTAGCGCCTGCGATACCGGTGGTCTTCCACAACATGCCATACAACCCGGTGAATAATGACACCTGGGTTCAATGCTTGGTGTCTTTTGGCGCCAACACCTACCTGACCATGGGTGGAACGACCGGCAGTAGCAACAATATGCTTGGTGTCGTGGTGATCAATATATTCTCTGCCAAGGGTGTGGGCCCTGGCGCCAACCTGACCGTTGGAAAACGCATTCGGGATCTCTACAATAGAATCGTTGTAAGTGGGGTTCATTTCGATCCCCCAACAGGGCCCGAGGTAGTGGCTTCGCCATCTCCAGAGGGTTTCTTCCAAACACGGGTCAGATTGACCTTTGAAACCTTCGAGGATCTGTAACCATGGCGTTTTACCGTGGACAGCAAGGCTCCGTCAAATTCGATGACGCGGGCACCACTGCTGCAACCATCACCAGCACCCGCTCGTGGTCTTTGACCGTTGAGAAAGAATCACTAGACACCACCGCCCTTGGCGCTACCTACCGGGCAAATGTCGGCGGGCTGATCAGCGGTTCTGGATCCTGCGAGGTTCTATACACTGCTAGCAGCTCCGATGAAACCAACGCTTTCATCGAGATGGTCAATTCGGCCAACGATGAAGGACTCGCGCTTTTTGAACTGTTCCTTGACACTACCGGCACCAAGAAAATCAGTTTTGATGGTGTCATCACTTCCGCTGAGTATTCCGCTACCGTGGGCGAAATCGAGATCATCACTCTCAATTTCGTGACCAACGGCACCATCACTCTGGACATCTGATCATGGCTTTTTATCGCGGCCAACAAGGCACCGTCTTTTTTGATAAAGCTGGTAGCGGCGGTCTTTCAGAGATTGCTGCTGTGCGCTCTTGGTCCATGACCGTGGAAAAAGAGTCGTACGACGTGACCTCCCAAGGTGCTACCTATCGCGCCAATGTTGGTGGTCTGATTAGCGGATCGGGCACCATTGAAGTCATGTATGACGCTCCCGGCTCTGGTGACAAACTTGATCTGATCAAGGATGCCAACCAAACCACCGATGAAGCCGATGCAGCTGTTGAGCTGTACTTGGACGAAACCGGCGGCAAAAAGATCACGGGCACCATCGTGGTGACAAGCAGTGAATATTCTGCTACAGTGGGTGAGATCGAGATTGTTACTATCAATTTCGTTTCTAGCGGAACTCTGACCTTAAGCATCTAATGCCCGCCGCAAATCAGCGCCCTGTTGACCTGCTCACCGGGGCGTTTGACCTGAACCAGCGTCGTCGGTTTGATATCAAAGGAGCCGATGGCGCTGTTGTCTTGTCGCTGTATTTCAAGCCCATCACCCGCGCCGATCGCAAGCGTGCAACCGCGATGGCAGGCACCGATGAGGCCTTGGAGATCAGCACGCAGATGCTCTGCCAGATGGCTGAGCTTGAAGACGGCACCAAGGCATTTGCCGCTGCTGACGCCGCCAAATTGCAACGCGAACTGCCAGAAGACGTTCTCAACGAGCTTGAGCTGTTCCTGTTTGGTCTGGGTGATGCACCCTCGCTTGAAGAAGCAAAAAACGAGTAGAGGAAGACTCATGGCTATTCTTTGAGCTCTTCCTTGCAACCGAGCTTGGCAAGACGGTGAGCGAGCTAAGGCAGCAGCTCACCGAGGCCGAATTCATGATGTTCGCCGCCTACTACGAAGTTAAGGGCAAGCGAGAGAAAGAAGAGATGGACAAAGCCAAAGCGCGTCAACGCAGGTAGACTGAACTCAAGATAGGTCGAGCGCTGTGCCTGCTGTTGCTGTTGTAGACGTACAGGTTAATAGCCAGAGCGCTGTACGCAATCTGCAGCAGGTCAATACTGCGTCTAAAGCAGCCCAAACAAGCATCGGTGGGCTGCAGAATGCAGTCACCAAACTGGCAGGCTCTTTTGCAGCAATTCAGGCAGTTCGGTTCGTTTTTGCCAAAACGGCAGAGATCGAGACACAGACAAAAAGCCTGCAGGTGCTGACCGGCAGTGTTCAGCAAGCCAAGCAGATCATCCAAGAGCTGCAGCAGCTAGGTGCTGTTACGCCATTCACGAGCACTGAGCTCATCGATGCTGCCAAGCGTCTCCAAGCTTTTGGCGTAGCTGGTAATCAGGTCGTCGAGGTCACTCGAAGGCTGGCCGATGCATCCGGCGCGACTGGCGCCGAGCTGCAGGGCCTGGTCACAGCATATGGTCAGGTTGTCGCCAAGGGACGCCTGCAGGGCGAAGAACTTCTGCAATTCCAGGAGCGCGGCGTTGGCCTGCAGCAAGAGCTGCAAAAGATGTACAAGCTCTCAGGCGAAGAGCTGCAGAAGGCACTGAGTAAGGGGCAGATCAGTGCTCGCGCCGTTGAAATCGCATTCCAAAGGCTCACTGATGTGGGCGGCAAATATGCCAACGGTGCGGTTGCCCAGTCTGACACGCTCTCAGGCAAGCTCAGCACATTGCAGGATGGTGTGGATGCTCTGGCGCGCCGTATTGGTCAGGCTCTCACACCAGCACTTAAAGCCATCTTTTCGCAGGCCATTGCTGTTGTTGATGCGGTCAATCAAGCCATAGCCGCTGGACGTGGGGCTGGATTCACGCGAAGTGTCATAGGTGCAAGGGGATTCATTACAGGCGGGGCAACCAGTCAGGCAGTAGACAACATTGCAAAAGGTATCAGTCAGATCACGTCGCAATCAAACAAAGCCGGCATTGCCCAGAATTTGCAGGCCCTGCAACAGTATCAGCGCCTTTTGCAATCGATTGCACCTGAGGATCCCAACAGCGACCGCGCTGTGCAGCTGCAAGGCGTCATCCTTCAGAAAATCAACCAGAATATCGAGGCTCAAAAAACTCTCAACAAGCAGACTGGCGCTGCGACCAAAGCCTTCGATATCCCGGCATTGGGTGGCGCCAAGGATGGCAAGGGTGGCCGCAAGGGCAAATCAGATGCCGAACGCGCCGCTGAGGCCGCGGCCAAGGAAAGACAGCGTGTTGCAGATGTCGTGCGTGATCGTACCGCAGAAGCTGCGATTTTGCGCATCAATTCTGATCTGCAGGACAAGATCGCCGCAGCTCAGGCTGCCCGTGATCCGATGGAAGTGGCACGTCTGCAGAGCTTGCAGCGAGAGGTCGATCTGCAATACAAGTATGCACAACAGCTCGCCGCCGAAGACAAATTGCGTGCCCAGCAGGCCATTATTCTTCTAGGCAACACTGATCTGATCACAAATCAGCGCGAAAAAGAACGCAATCTGGCCGAGATCCAGCGGCAGCAGGATCAAGACCACATGGATGCGCTGAAAAAGCACATCGAGCAGCAGTACGAGCTCAACACTGCTGTCCAGCAGCAAAAAGCATTGGCAGACGGCATTGCAGGCACGTTGGGTCAGGGTTTAACTGGCACCTTCGATCTGCTCATTCAGGGTTCTCAAAACTGGCAGCAAAGCCTGCAGCAGATCGCATCTGGCGTGCTTGTCGACATCGCCAATCAGCTGCTCAGAATTTTTGTGATCGAGCAGGCGATCAACTCGATCCGCAGCTTCTTGACCCCTTTCAATCCAGCCACGCCATTTGGTGCTGGTGGAGGATCAGTCGGCAGGTATGGCACCTTCGGACCTAACTATGGCATCCCGCAGCGTGCGATGGGTGGCTCAGTGATGGCAGGACAGGGCTATCTCGTGGGCGAGAAGGGGCCTGAGCTGTTCATGCCGGGTCGTAGTGGCGGCATCGCCCCCGCAGGTACCTTCGGGGGCCTCGGAAATATCGTGGTGAATGTCGATGCTGGTGGCAGTAATGTGCAGGGCGACGGCGCACAGGCCAATGCACTCGGTAAGGTCATTGGTATTGCCGTTCAACAAGAATTGATCAAACAGAAGCGTCCCGGAGGCTTGCTCGCCTAATGGCTACTTTCCCCGCTATCACGGCCACCTACGGCGCCACAAAGAACAATCAGCCTGTTGTTCGCACAGTGCAATTTGGAGACGGCTACCAGCAAAGACTTACGTACGGCATCAATCAAAATCCGAAGAGTTGGGATCTGACGTGGCAGAACATCACCGAAACTAACGCTGACACCATCGAAACCTTCCTGAACAACCGCGCTGCTGATAACGCCAGCTTTGATTGGACCCCACCTGACGAGGCAACGTCGTATAAGTGGATTTGCCCGCAATGGAATAAAACGATCACGTATAACAACCGCGCCACCATCACGGCTACATTCCGCCAGGTCTTTGAGCCTTAAACTGCTAGTACAGGAGACTTTCCATGAGCACCATCGTCACCCGCGCCGGCAAAGGCAGCCCACTGACCCACACCGAGCTGGACGCCAATTTCACCAACCTGAATACCGACAAGGCTGGTTACATCACCGGAGAAGGCGGCACGGTCACCCAAGCCACCAGTAAAAGCACTGGCGTGACGCTCAACAAGCGTTGCGGCCAAATCACCCTGAACGGCGCCGCTTTGGCAGCAGCGACCACGGTGTCGTTCACGCTAACCAACAGCACCATTGCCTCCACTGATCTGCTGGTACTCAACCACGTCAGTGCTGGAACGGCAGGCGCCTATCTTCTTAACGCTCAAGCCGGTGCAGGTTCTGCTTCGATCAACGTCCGTAATATCACTGCCGGCTCGTTGTCCGAGGCAATCATTATTGGTTTTGCCGTCATTAAAGCTGTCACGGCATAACGCATGGCCTACGTTGTAACCGGCTACTGGGATGCTGGTTACGTCACCAGCGACAGCCAAGCCAGCCTCACTGCCGCATTACAGGAGATCGCTCCTGGTGCAGTCATCGAGCTATTTCAGCTCGAATTGAATGCTGCCCAGCACGGCGTTGACCAGACGTATTACTTTCACGCTGGTTTCAACGAAGTTTTGACAGACATCATTTGGAACTCGCAGGCGTACCAAGCACTGCCAATCGAGGCAGAGGGTTTCGAGTACAACGGCAACGGCCAACTGCCGCGCCCAAAACTGCGTGCATCCAACCTGCTGGGCTCAATTACCGCGATCCTTGCCACTTTGCCAGAAGGTTTAGAAGGCGCCAAAGTTACGCGCATCCGCACGCTGAGGCGATTTCTTGACGAGGAAAATTTTCCGTCTTCTGATGTACTGCTTTTGGAAGATGGTTTTGTGCTGTTGTATGAGGATGGAACGTCCATATATCTTGAGCCCACGAATGCAACCGCCGACCCCTACGCCGAGTGGCCACGCGAGATTTATTTCGTTGATCGAAAGTCAGCCGAAACCCGCGATGTTGTTGAGTTTGAACTGGCCTCCGCGTTTGATCTTGCTGGTGTGCGAGCACCAAAGCGGCAATGCGTGACACGGTGCCAGTGGGTTTACCGCTCTGCTGAATGCAGCTATGCCGGCACCAACTATTACAACGAAAACGACGAGGTGGTTCTGAACGCCAGCCAAGACGTTTGCGGCAAGCGCGTCGATAGTTGCAAACTGCGCTTTGGTCAGAACGCTGAATTGCCTTTTGGTGGTTACCCCGGCATCGGCACCTATTTCGCATGAGCTGGCGTGATGCTGCTTTAGCCCACGCGCAGGCCGAGGATCCCAAAGAAGCCTGCGGCTTGGTGGTGGTGGTGAAAGGTAAGGAGCATTACTGGCCATGCAGCAACCTCGCTACCCACGCCGAACAGATGTTTGTGCTGGCACCAGACGACTACGCCGCCGCCGAAGATGCCGGCGAGATTGTTGCCATCGTCCACAGCCATCCGATCACACCAGCCATCGCTAGCGAGGTGGACAAGGTAGCAGCCGAAAAAACTGACCTGCCTTGGCACATCGTCAATCCCAAAACCAATGCTTGGAGCACCTACACACCCAATGGATACAAGGCACCACTGATCGGCCGTCAATGGGTGTGGGCTGTGCAGGATTGTTGGACGTTGGCGCGTGATTGGTACGCCGAAAACGGGATCGAACTCCGCGACTGGGACCGCCCATTGGATCCCACGGAATTTTTAGCTGCACCCATGTTTGAGGGATGTTGGGCTGCGACAGGTTTCCGGCAGCTCCAAGACGACGAATCACTGGAGCGCGGCGACCTACTGCTTTTGTCGATTGGATCGCCCAGCCTCAACCACTGCGGCGTGTATTTGGGCGACGGGATGCTGCTGCATCACCTGCAAAATCGCTTATCGACTCGTGACTTATACGGTGGCTGGCTCTTAAAATGTACAGGAAGGAGGTTGCGCCATGCTCCGTAAGATCAAGCTCTACGGACTGCTGGCTCAGTTCATCGGCAAGCGTGTGCTGCAGGCAGATGTTGCCAGCGCCGCCGAAGCCCTGCGTTTTTTGGTGGCTAACTTTCCCGCCGTTGAAAAACACATGGCGGACCAGCATTACCGCGTCACTGTCGGCAGCGAAGATCTAACCCTCGATCAACTGCACGAGCCCACCGGCCTGCAGGACATCAAAATCGTCCCTGTGTTGACTG